ACAGATTGTTCTGTCCATATTCATTTGTTGTTACGGTCATTGTCTCGTGTAAAGAACTGTTACATTATATAGCATTTCTTTACATTCTGTCAAGGTATCGAATATATCATATTTCCTGATACGCTGATACGATCACCATCAGTTTTCTTTAATGATACACTATGTGGCAATGACGAAGGAAATAATAAAACATTACCCCGACTATGTTCATTGATATACAAATACTCAATGCGATCATCATGCATAAAGAAGAAGGGAGCATCATCATCTCCACAAGCAATGTAGGCACTAAACGAGTACAAAGAGTTGCTGTGAACATGAATTTGATGTTGCTCACCTTTCCTCATTCTATTAGTCCACATCACAGGGATTTCTAAATGCTCCTGTTTAAGATTATAGAATCCATGCTCAGGACGATGCTTAAACATTTTAGTATAAGCAACATCAATCAACCATCTAGAAAACTTCTTAGGAATACGCATTTGATATTCTTCCCGAATTGATACATCCCCTTTGTCACCCAAAGGATTCATCTCATCTAGTGCTTCATATGCACACTCAGTAAGTTCCTCAAATTCTTCTGGAGGAATCCATTCACAAATTAATCCAGCTCTTTCAATAATATCCATATGAAAAAGGGACGCTTATAGCGTCCCGAATAAGGGTCAATTGACTCCACCACACTGTTTTTATTTTAAAGAACAGGGAAACTCTTTTCACATATAGGCGACTGTCATCCAGTCAAACACCATCTAGTTTATAGTCTATTGGCAAAGACTAGGAGAACGTAATTACGTCCTTACCATATGTATCACCCAGATCAACTGGTCCAGCTGCAGCAATATTGTAATCAGGATCGTAATCCATTACACGATCTGCTGCATCAAGGCTAAAGGAGAACTTAATCTCCTCTGGCAATTGACGATCAATTGCCTTCATGCCTTGGTAGTGACGCCAGATCTCAGATTGCAGACCAGGATCAATATTGTTTTCCATAGCGTCTTTGACGCATTCTTCTAGTGCTTTGATTGCTTTTTGATAAGAGGTCATGCTTTTACTCGGTCACGAACGTAACAAGGAACGCGGTCGGGATCCAACCACTTGGTGTACTCAAAGTCTTCCATGGCAGTAGTGATTTGCATACCATTGTCACAGAGATACATGTCTTTGTAACGCTTGGTCCACTCGTCATACTTCTGGATTCGGTAGTCGGGATACCCGTTGTCGAGCATCCCAACTGAGACATACCGATAAGGAGAGCGTTCAAGAAGAACTTTCACTTGGTTCATAATAAAAGAGGTCCTGTTCAAGTTTGGTTAAGAGGATATCGTAATCCTCGTCCACATCACCATAGAAATCAACACCTTTCTCCTCATAGAATTTTACTACTTGATTGTAGATCACGGGATACTCGATGTCAAGTGTCACTTGTCGATCAACGGCATCGGTAAGGATGTCAATGACGGACGAGAACTTCTGTGCTGTAGTCATGTGCTTTTTCCTCAAGGGACCGTATGCCCCGAAGGGCAACGAGTCAGGCAGGATTTGAACCTGCGACCAACTGCTTAGAAGGCAGTTGCTCTATCCGCTGAGCTACTGACCCAAAAGAACTTTGGAAGCAGTGCTGATGGACGTGTTCAAACGCTTGGCATCTTCATCGAAACCTCGTTCAGCAAGAATGTGAAGTTGGTCGATGAGTTGATCCAGGTATTGTTCCTCAAGCGAGGTTTCGGTGTCTGGTTCAAAGTCGATGTGCATTAGATGTCCCTCAACTACCTCCGTAGTATAACAGGTTTACGGGGTCAGGTCAAGAGTTGAAATAGTCTTTACGCATGTACCGACCGAGGATGTTACTGTTGTAAAACGCTGGTGTGCCATCTTCCATTGCCTCCGTAAGTACATTGTTTAGAAAAAGTTGACGGGTCTCTTCAAAATTTGTAAGACCCTTTGTTTTATGTAGGCTCAAAATGTCTCGTTTGAAGAAAGGATTCCCGAACTTCTTGCGCTCTTCAGTAAGTTCAGCAGAAGAGCCGTAGTATTTTTTCCAGTCGCTTTCACTTCTAACTCGCCTACCACCACCTCTAGGTTTTCGTAACTGGTGAAAGTATTTGCGTCCGATGTATCTTTTACCGTTGAGGAGATTTGTAATGCAATAGACAAAACCGAAATGGTCGTCAATGTCCTCAGATAAAAAAGGGTGTCCGTTAAAAATCCAGGGGTTTTCATAGTCAATCTGCCTCTCCGTCGTCATCTTCAACTGTAATTTTCCTCACATCATCTGTATCTAGGTAAGATTCAGTGTCGGAATATACCTCGGACTTCAGTTCCGCTACAAGGAACTGAAGATCTCGAAGTAGAATTTTTACATTTTTCTCGTTCATGTTCGATACTCCTGCAGAATATCCAATACTTTATTCAGTGCATCGTGGTGACCGTCATGCCAGTCACCACTTTTATCACTGTGTTCACCTTCAAAGAGTGCCGTCTTTAGTTTATAAAGACGTGCTTCCAAGTCTACTTTTAACATAAAACTCCTTGGCATTAGATTTTTTCTTGAAGTTCCTTCCAGTCTTTATCAAACAGTTCTAAACCCTTATCGGTAAGAATATGTTTGTAGAGTTTATAGAAGATTGGAAGAGGCAGAGTGCATACATCAGCACCCACTCTAAAACAATCGGAGACTTGAACGGGTTCCCTGATAGAAGCAGCAAGAACTTCAGTTTTGACATTATGTGTAGCGAAGACATCTGCAATCTCCTCAATCAGATGAATACCATTCCAATGCTGATCATATACACGACCAACGAAAGGTGAGACATAAGTTGCCCCTGCTTTCGCAGCAAGAATTGCTTGTGCTGTGCTGAAAATTAGTGTTACGTTTACATGTACATCATCGTCTGCTAGTTCTCTGCAAGCTTTGAGACCTTCTACTGTGCAAGGAACTTTGATCGTGATGTTAGGTCCGATCTCTAGGTAATCTTGTGCCATATCAAGCATCTCTTCAGCAGTTTCCCCAACAACTTCAGCAGAAACTGAAGCATTCCATGGGAAGATTGCAGAGATCTCCTTGATTACATGCTTAGGGTCCTCACCCGCTTTAAGCATAAGACTGGGGTTTGTTGTAACGCCGTCGATTAAACCAGTCTCAAAGGCACGAGCAATAAGCTCAGGATCAGAGCAGTCCAGAAAGAGTTTCATGACTTCTCCTTAGTAGGTTATCAGTATTTAGAATAGCAAAAAAGGACCCGAATGGGTCCTTTGTTACGAAATCAAGACTTGATTCTCCAGTTTTTGGTGCCTCTAGATTTTAAATAAATCCATTTGGCATAGTGTATACCACGATAAGTTAAAAATCCATAGACTTTATCTGGATCGTGTTTCTCAGGGTCAAAATCTGGAAGACCGTAATCGATTACAATCTTCATTTGACCCCCTCCTCATACCTTTTGTAAAAGAATGAGTTCCCCATAAATCATGCCGATAAATGCGGCACAACCTAAGGACGTAAGTCCAACAACTGTTAGTGCTTCCATGGCATTCACTTGGTATAAGTGTGACCACGATAGCAGAAGGTGCCAT